ACTAATGGCAAGTATCAAGAACCTTCACTACGAAGGGAAGTTTACCGAGTTCTCGGAAGCTAACTCCGGTGAAGATCTAATCAAAGAAGCTATCATGTTCTCCACAGGCACACACCGTGGGAAAGAATATACAGAGTCTCACTTACAGACATTGGTAGACAACTTCTCCATAGAGGATGAGATTCCAGTACAGCTAGATCACTCAGAAAGCGCACGAGATACAGTAGGATACCTAGAGAGCGCATCCGTTAAAGATGGTAAGCTCATGGGTAAAGTACGTATCATCGAAGAGTTCGCTAAAGAGCGCATCGCTAAGAAACTCCTAAAGAAACTCTCCGTTTCATTCTACACAGACCAAGAAGGCAACCCCACTCGCCTTCGAGAAGTCTCCCTCGTAGCATTCCCCCAATTGAAGGTAGCAACACTATTTAGCGAGAACGGCTTCACCTCGGAGCTGGACGAGCTAGAACAAACTGAGGAGGTAACACCAATGGCAGAAGAAACTAAATTAGAATTTGCTGAGTTAGAAAAAGCTTATGCTGAGAAGTTCTCAGAGATGGAAGCTAAGATGGCTGCTACAGATGCTAAGTTACAGAAGTTCGCTGAGGAGAAAGTATCTGCTAAGGTAGAGAAATTCCAAGAAGCAAAGAAGACGGTTCCGGCTCAGAAGGAATCACTTACAAAATTGCTAGCTTCATTCTCAGAGGAACAAGCTGAGGCATTCGAAGAGTTCATGTCTAACATGGGTGCTGTCGAGTTCCAAGAAGTTGCTGAGGTGGAAGACCCAGAGAAACCTGCTGAGGCTCCTACTCCAGAGCACGCTGACTTCCGCGAGTCTGAAGAGTACAAAACATACTTAAAAGAAATTGGACAATAAGGGAGGTAATTACTAATGGCGCAAAATCGTATTGAGTACCATATCCACCGAGATAGCCGTTTAACATTCAAAGTAGACGCTGCTGAGGTGTTAGAGACTGGTCAACTAGTAGAATTATCAGGAGATATGACTGTCAAGAAAGCTGCAGTTAACTCTACAAAGGTATTAGGTGTTGTCTATGGAGGTACTGTTGGTAACAACGGCTTACTGTCTCAAGCTTCTTTAGCACCTGACTTCAACTCAGGCTTCTCAGGAGCACGCAAAGAGTCAGTAACAGTTATTACCTCTGGGTCATTCATCTATGTTTCTCTAGCTGGAGCTACTGCTGGAGCGCTTGTTTACCCTGCTGCAGGTGGTGGCTACACAGTTACTGCTGGTACAGGCCCTGCTGTTGGTATCGTAGTAGCTGCTGCTACAAAGGTAGCTGGACAAGCTTTAATTAAACTTACTGTATAGTCATACCTAGGCAATACTGTCCTTTGAAAATCACATAGAAACAACTGAGGAGGCGTTCCGTAGAGAAGGCATTACTCCTCAGTATCCCCTAAAACTAAACCCTCAGGAGGTTATATACATGTCAGATTTCACTTTAGGTTCTCACCCCCTTTTAAAGAAAGTCATGATTGACGCTCGTATTCGTGACTTAACGGAAAAGAAATTCATCGCTGACTCGTTACTAGCTAAGACAACTGCTGATGCTTTAGCTATCAAGTATTTCAAAGATGGTGGCGCAGATACTAACGGATTATACGACTACGAGGAAGTACCAGAAGTTGGTGAAGGTTCAGGCTTCAAACGTATTGGCTTAAGTGAAGAAGCTAAGTTAGCTATGATTCGCAAGTACGGCTTAGAGTTCGCATTCACTTATGAGATGCAAAAGTGGGGCTCAAATGCTTACTTCGAGAAGGCGTTCAAGAAGTTATCTAGCTCAGTAGTGGCTATGGTAGACAAAATGGTTTATGATCGCTTACACGCTGCAGCTACAGCAGGAAATCAAAACTTACAAGCTAAGTCAGGCAACCGTTGGAACGACCCTGCTACTGGCTCAGATAACTTAATCAATGACTTAGTAGACGCTAAGGCTAAAGCTAAGGAAGCTCATTACTCATTGGATACGGTTATCGTGTCTCCTGCTACAGAGGCTATCTTACTTAAATCTAAGGCTGTTCGTGATGCATTCAAGCAAAACGGCACAGACATCGTATTACTACGTGGTTACTTAGCTGACTTCTTAGGGTTATCAATCATCGTAGATGAAAACTATCCTAACAACCAAGCTTTACTAGTAGAACGTGGAATGGCTGGAGAGATCGCAGACGCTGAACCGTTAACTTCTGATGTGTACAACCAAGACGAAGACAAGACTACTATCGGCCGAGTTACTCGCTATACAGAAGCTTACATCACAGATCCTCGTGCAGTATTCTTGATCACTGGTATCACAGCTTAATAGATTGGAAGTCTAGGAAACAGACTTTAAAGGCAACCAATGGATTAATCGCCTAGTGAGTAGCGCATGACTTACTAGGCATTCTACTGAACGGACTAGTGTGGACTGGAAATCCCCTAGTCGGGAAAGGTTCTTCCTTTCTCAGAGTATCTATGAGGTAGCTAATGACTCCCCTCGTTAGTTATCTGGTGGGTACTCTGACAAGAGAAGAAAGGAGTGAAAGCTATGAAGGTTAAAGCTAAAGTGGAAGCTATAGATAGTTTGTTTAATCGAGTAGGTGACATCTTGGAGGTAAACGATGAGTACGGAAAACACCTCATTAGTATTGACTATGCAGAGTCAGTTGAAGAGAAGAAAGCACCTGCTAAGAAGCCTGCTCCCAAGTCTAAAGCTAAGGAGTGATGACAAGTGAGTTATAGTACTCCGAAAGATCTACGCACTACCTACAGGCAACAACTACCGAGTTCCATCTCAGATAAAGACATCCAAGTCTTCTGCGATAAAACTACGGTCTATATGAACGGTATCTTAGCTAAGGCTTATAAGGTTCCGTTCTCCCCAATACCACCACTAATTAAACAGGTAGCCAACGACCTGACTACATACTTCTTCATTGAAGGTATGTATACCTCACAGAAACCAAACCTCGATGAGTTCTACAAAGACCTCAAAGTTCGATTAGATAAACTCCTGCAAGATATCCTCAATGGAGACATGACTCTCATTGACGAGGACGGAAACGTAGTGCAGCCTTTGCCTACGTGGAATAACGGATACGCTACTACGAATGATGATGAGCCGTTCTTTGACCGGTGTCATCCCTATTGGTAGGTGAGTTAGATGGCTAGTAGAGATGGACGCATGAGGGTTGAGTTACATGGATTTGACGTGAGGATGCTCAAGGCAGCAGGCAAACTAGACGATCTCAAGACTCCTCTCCGTAGGTCTGAAACCTACATGGAACGATCTATAGGTAATCGTTTTAGAGCCGCTGCGTGGGTTCCTCTTAGTAGCTACACTCTTCAGATTCATCCTCACAGGGTAGGCGGTAAGCCATTGAACGATACAGGAGCACTCAAGCAGTCAATCACAAGTGGAGCTGCTAATAAGTTATCTAAGAAGAAGTTGACTATCAGGTCGGGTCTCCGCAAAGCTAACTTGCATCACCACGGAGGTAGGACTAGTTGGGGTACTTTTGTGCCTGCTCGTCCGTTCCTATATTTTAGTGCAGTCGATCGAGATATGATTCAACGAGTGTTCGATGACTATGTAGATGAACTAGTGAGGGAGGTAAACAATGGCAACAGGTAAAGGGATTTACAACCAAGTCAAGTCTCACATAGCTGACTACCTCATCGAGTGTTTCAATGCGAGCGATGACAAAGTAGATGTCTACCGAGCTCCCTTCCAGCAGCTACCTACATTCCCTGCTATTACTGTTGAGATAGTCGGAAGACCTTCACGTAAGCCGATTGCTATAGGTGGAGCTTATCAGTCTACTATCTCTGTGAACCTTTGGATCTATACGAGTTTACTAGATGGGATGGAAGCTGAGGAGCAGTGCTTGTGGTTGACAAGCCAAGTAGAATACTACATCGCTCAGAATAGAACCCTCGGAGGTAGATTCCAAGAGGTTAAGCTCGATGATGATATCCAGTTTGGCACAGTCCAAGAGGGAGAAGTGAACTTCCTCCAAGGAGCTAAAGTGCCTTTATTGGTTACTACAAAGATGATTCAAGACAAGCCACAATGTGGTACAGACTCAGGAGGTGATTGCTCGTGCGGTTAATCTACGACAATGACACTCCAAAGAACTTTCTCTATCCGGCTTATGGTCTAGTGGAGAAAGGCTTCATTGTTGACGTGCTCGATAAGGAATTAATTTCTTCTCTCAAGGAGAAGGGATTCAAGAAAGCCCCGCCTTTCAAGGGGAAAGATGAGGAGGAAACTAAATGAATTTTGGTCAGGCTATTGAGAAATTAAAAGAGGGTAAGAGGGTTGCTCGTAAAGGTTGGAATGGTAATGGTATGTTCGTCTACTACGTACCTGCTGCAGCATATCCACCATCTACAGATATTATGAAAGAGCTATTTGGTGGAGAAAACATCCCATATCGTGCGTACCTTGCATTGAAAACGGCTCAAAATGATATTGCTACATGGTCGCCAAGTACGTCTGACGCATTAGCTGAAGATTGGGAGGTAATTTAATGAGACAAACACAAGGTTACGATACATTAATTGCCTTCGGAAAAGAAGCTACTCAAGGTACTGCTCCAGCAGCAGGAACATTTAAGAGTTGGGGAATTACTTCTGGTTGGGAGCCAGAGATTAATAAGAATCACGAAGCTATCCGAGGAATCGGATCTCGTACAGTTGTATCTCACAAGCCTTTAGGTCAAGAGGTTACAGCTACATGGAGTGGTTACTTACAAGACCCACGTATTCTGTGGTACGCACTAGGTGGACCAGTTACTAAAACAGGAGCAGCTAACGCTTGGGTTCATACATTCTCCAATGTAGGACGTTGTCAGGAGCTTCCAACATTCTCAGTTAACACTAATATGTGTGTGAATGGTACTCCGTTTATTACTAACTATGTAGGTTCTAAGATTGATACTCTTACAATCAGTGGTTCTGCAGGTGAAGTTGTAGAGGTAGAAGCCGAGATTCTATCACTGGATGCAATCGATGGAGCTACAGCAGCTTCGACTTATGATTATCCAACTAATGAGATTATGACCTTTGCAGACGGAGACATCCTTATTAACGGAAGCAGCACACCGTCAGCTAGTGTTAAGGAGTTTGAACTCGAGATCAGTAATAACTTAGAGGCTTTATTTACAATCATGAAGCAATCTGGTAATGGCGGTGTCCCTAAATATATTAATGAAGGTGTGGTGGATATCACCGGCTCTATTACGGTTGCTCTTATGGATACAGCTACTCGTACGGCTTTCCGTAACGGAACAGAGTTCTCTATGAAGTTAACATTCACAGATCCAATCGTACCAGCGAACTACTTTGAGATTACTCTAGGTGGAGCTAAATACGACACAGACTCATTGGGTATTGAAGCTGATGGAGAAACAGATTACGAGCTAGATGTACTATTCCGCACTATCTCTGTGAAGCTGGGCTCTAAAGACGTATCAGACTTAACAGTATAAAACTCGGGAGGCTTCGGTCTCCCTTAATACCAAAACTCGAAAGGTGGAAACTATAATGACTAAGCAACAATTCCCATGGTTAAACAAACAGGAGACATTCACTGAGAAGGTACAAGGAGTACGAGTTACCTATAAGAAACCTTCCTTTGGAGCACAACGCCGCATCCAAGGTGAAGTTACAAAGGTAGATTCTAAGAGTGGTAAAGTCGATATCGACGCTTCTCTAATGATGCTAGCTCTTACGGTTGAATCTATTGTGGATTGGGACTTTACAGATGAATCTGGTGAGAAGTTGCCTATCGAGATCCATACTTTCGATGAGGTATTCGACCCAGAGTTTGCTGCTGAGATCGTCAAGGTAGTTACTGACAAGGTAGCTGGTGATGTATCTGACAAGAAAAAAAAGAAATAGATAGCCAAATGAAATCTCTAGTGGGAGGTAAGTCTGTCAAAGGAATCCTCCCCGAGATAGAGATGTACGAGCTCTGCACTTTGCTACATAAGACGCCTTCTGAGATTAAAGCTGAGTCTTACGAAGACATAGCAGGGCTCCTATTAGTCCATAACGCTAAGAACAAATATGAGTCAGAAGCTCAGAAGAAAGGCGATAAGAAGCAGGCTCGTAAGGATGTAGCTAACAAGTTCCGCTAGGAGGTGAGAACTATCGCTTCAGTAATAGATATTATTATCGAGGCTCAAGACAGAGCTAGTAACACTTTTAGGCAAACCTCTACAGAGGCTAAGAAGATGGCAGCCATCATAGGTTTAATCACTATAGCAGCAGCCGGAATGACTCCAGCTCTATTAGGTGGCTTAGGAGCTGTTGCTTCATTGTTTGGTACTGCTGGGATAGCTGCTGCAGGCTTCGGGGCCTTAGCGTTCTCAACCTTTGTGAAGACCACCGAGAAGGCAAATGATCTTGAGCAGGCACACCTCAAGGCGAATGCCGCACTCATTGCAGGTGACACAAAGGGATATGCTAAGGCAATGGCTATGGTGCAGGCCATCATGGAAAGTATGACTGAAGAGGAACGTCAAGCAGTAGTTGCTATCAATGAGCTCAAGGATGCTTGGAAAGAGATGGAGGACAAGATGACTCCGACTAACCTGAGGTTAATCGCTGAGACAACAAACTTCCTCCGCAATACTATGACGAGATTATTCCCTTCCTTCCAAGGAGTCGGGGAGTCCTTTGTTGGTATGATGAAGTCAATGAATCAATCTATCGAGCAAGGTAAAGCTGACAAGTTCTTCGAACATATGAACACCTATGCAGTCCCAATGTTCGAGAAGGTAATGAAATCAGCAGGTAACATTTTGAGTGGATTCGGTGGAATCATGGTAGCTTTCACACCTCTAGGTATGCAACTCGGAGACGGCATGGTAGACCTGACTAAGAAGTTTGCTGACTGGGCTTGGGGTCTACAGAGTAATCCTGCCTTCCAAGACTTCGTTAAGCAGGTACAAGAGAGTACGCCAATCATAATGGATTTCATAGGACAAATCGTTCTAACTCTGTGGGATTTAGTTCAAGGGCTTTATCCTGTCTCGCTTCAAATCATTGAGATGACTACCAGGTTCCTAGAGTGGGCTAGAGAGTCAGGCGCATTAGATACTGTTCTTAAGCTTGTTAACGATACAGTTAAATTTTTTCTAGACAACTTAGACTTGCTGGCTCCAGTCTTAGCGGGTGTTACTGCTGGGGTTATAGCTGCTAATGCTGCATATAAGACTATGATGATTGTAAGTACGATTGCTAAGGGTATTGAGTTATTAACAACAGTACTAGGACTTTCTCGAGTAGCCACTGCTGCTGCGACTGTATCACAGTGGGGATTGAATGCTGCTATGTGGGCTAATCCTATTGGAATTGTTGTTGGCCTCATTGTTGCTTTAATTGCTGTAGGCGTTCTCCTGTATCAAAACTGGGATGAGATAACTAAGTGGTGTAAAGAGATGTGGGCTACGATGGAAGAAAAATGGGATCAAGGTGTAACCATCCTTAAAGCA